CTTATAATAGAATGATTCGTAAGTTGACGGTTGCTTTTGGCAACTTGTTTGATAATATCACATTGGTGCGTTACAATCCAGATGAATCTGAACAAGAAAGATTTATTGTTCCATTGGATTATGCAACTAAAGAATTATATGTAATGCGTCTACAAGGTGATCCAAATCTTGATAAAAAGATTCAAATGGCATTACCACGTATGTCTTATGAGATGAATGGCATTTCATATGATGCAACACGTAAGCAAATAACAAATATGCAAAATTTTGCATATACAGGATCTCAGTATATTTCCCAATACACTCCAGTTCCTTATAACTTTGATTTTAGTTTGTATCTTTATGTGCGTAACATTGAAGATGGTAATCAAATTATCGAACACATTCTTCCATACTTTGCACCAGATTATACAATCAAAGTGAATATGATTCCTGAAATGGGCATTGTAAAAGAAGTTCCTATTATCTTAAATAACACTAGTTATGAGGTAACTTATGAAGGTGACAGAGATTCAGATACTAGAATGGTTATCTGGACTCTAAACTTTACTGTAAAAGGTTTCATCTTTGGTGCTATCAATGACAATGTTGGACTAATTGAAACATCTATTACAAATATATACAATAATAAAGTAACAGTAAATAATGTTTTGTTTGAGATGGCTGAAGTTGGTACTGGAAGTTACAAGATTGGTGAAATTGCATATCAAGGACCTTCAGCGTCTTTTGCAACTGCAACCGGTCAAGTAGTTTCATATCAGAATTACAATTTAGTTTTAACTAACTTAACAGGTAATTTTGTGTCAAACCAAAACATTGTTGGACAAACTTCTGAAGCAACTAGAAAGTTTTTGAACTACAAAGTTGTACCAATTGAACTTGCCAAGATTGTTGTTTCTCCAGTTTATGGTGATGTGTTTGAAGATTTGTCATCAGAAACTGGTTCAGATGATTTGAGAACTGATGTTGGTGTAGAAGATATGTCAACAGAAACGGCCAACTCTGGACCATTCACTATTAATACTGTTATAACGGAATATCCAAATACATAAAAGGTTAAAAAATGTCAAAGACGCTACAATTTAGAAGATATCCAACAAGCAATCTTGCTAGTATTACTGGTGCCGCAGGTGAATTGATTGTTGATACCACATTAAATCAAATAACTGTACACAATGGAGTAACCGCAGGCGGTTGGTATGCAGCCAACGCAATTACTTTACAAACAGTTTGGAATACCGCTAATGCGGCAGCTAATGCGGCTGGTTCAGATTTAGCAAATACAGGTGGTACACTAACAGGTAACTTGTTGATTACTGGCACCGCAAACGTTAGAGGCAATCTTTATTCTACCACAATCACAACAGCAACAGGTTCTGGTTCTAATCTAACTATCGATCCAGATGGTTATGGTGATGTTATATTTACACCTTTCACAGAAGTTTTTATTCAAAGTTCTAATACTTCTGTTAATACATCAACTGGTGCATTGATTGTTTCTGGAGGCATTGGTGTTGCAGGTAATGTATTCACTGGCGGTTTGATAGAAACATCAGGCAATGGTATTGGTTATTCAACAGGTGCTGGTGGCGTAGTTACTCAAGGTACAAGTAGAACTACTGGTGTCACATTAAACAAACCATCAGGCCAAATTACATTGTTCTCACAAGCATTGGCTGCAGGTGCTGCAAATACTTTTGTATTAACAAATTCCACAATTGCTGCAAATGATTTTATAATGTTGAATCACTTTAGTGGCGGAACATTAGGTAATTATGTTTTTGCTGCCAATACAAGTGCAGGTCAAGCAAACGTTACTGTTCGTAGTATCACAACAGTTACAGCTGAAGCACCAGTGATTCAATATGTAATCATCAAAGGCGCAACAAGTTAATTAAACTACGTTAAACTATGAATACATTTGATAAAAATATGGAACAAATCTTTGATGTAGCCACAAAAGTGGAAACTCCAGCTGTGGCTAAAAAAGAAACTTTGCCTGCGGTAAAGGTTGATGAAGCAGAACTTGAAGAAGACTTAGCTGATGCATACGAACAAACTAAATCTAACCTACAAGATTTGATAGACCAAGGCAAATCTGCCATGGGTGAAATATTAGAGATTGCAAAAGCAGGTCAACATCCTCGTGCATTTGAGGTGTATGGTACACTACTGAAGAATGTGGTAGATGCCAACAAAGAACTTCTTGCAGTACAAAAACAAATGCGTGATATGGATAAGAAAAACGCACCATCAGGAACTACAACAATCGACAAAGCCATTTTTGTTGGATCAACTTCAGAGTTAAGTAAGTTCATCAAAAGTAACAAAGAATGATAGATTCAAAAGACAGTTACCGTGACAACCCGCTGCTTAAAAAAGCAGGCGTACAAATCAAATACTCACAGGAACAGGTTGAAGAATTTTTGAAATGTGCAAAAGATCCAGTGTATTTTGCACAACACTACATCAAAATCGTTAACGTTGACCGCGGTTTAATGCCATTTGAGATGTGGCCATTCCAAAAAGAAATGATTAAGTTATTTCATGATAACCGTTTCGTCATCACAAAATGTCCACGTCAGGTTGGTAAAACTACCACTTCTGTGGCCTATCTTCTTTGGTTAACATTATTCTCAGACTCACAAAACATTGCCGTTTTGGCCAACAAAGGTTCACTTGCACGGGATATTTTGGCCAAATACCAACTGGCATATGAAAATCTTCCAATGTGGTTGCAACAAGGGATCATCACCTGGAACAAAGGTAATGTGGAACTAGAGAATGGTTCTAAAATTATGGCCGCATCAACCTCGTCATCCGCAGTTCGTGGAGGATCATTTAACTGTGTATTCTTAGACGAGTTTGCGTTCGTGCCTGCAAATATTGCCGAGGAGTTCTTTAACTCAGTCTATCCTGTTATCTCTTCTGGTAAATCCACAAAGATTATTATTGTGTCTACACCTAATGGCATGAATATGTTCTACAAGTTGTGGATGGATGCCATCGGTAACAAGAATGGATATAAACCATTTGAAATTCACTGGTCTATGGTACCTGGTCGTGATGAGGCCTGGAAATATGAAACTATTCGTAACACATCCGAAGAACAATTCAGACAAGAGTTTGAATGTGAATTCTTAGGTTCTACAAATACATTGATTTCAGGCCAAAAATTACAACAATTGGTTTACCAAGATCCAGTTTATCAGCATGACAAGGTTAAAATTTACCATCAGCCAGTAAAAGAAACAGACGGAGATAACAAAAAAGACCATCTGTATGCTATCACAGTAGATGTTTCAGAAGGCAAAAACATGGACTGCTCAGCATTTTCCGTATTTGATATATCGGAGATGCCATATAAACAGGTGGCCACGTATCATAGTTCGTCTATTAGTCCTGTTTTGTTCCCTACCGTCATCTATAATGCAGCTAGAATGTATAACGATGCTTATGTTCTAGTTGAAATCAACAATACACCTCAAGTAGCCGACACCCTACATAGTGAGTTAGAGTATGAAAATTTGTGGAAAATTTTTACAGGTAACAAACAACCACAACAATTATCTTCTGGTTTTGCTCGTGGTGTACAAATGGGACTTAAAATGTCTCCGCAAGTGAAGCGAATTGGTTGTTCCAACCTAAAAATGTTGATTGAAGGCGATAAACTCATCATCAATGATTTTGATACCGTATCAGAATTGACCACATTTGTAGCACAAAAGAACACATTCATGGCAGAAGAAGGTGCTAATGATGATTTAGTGATGACATTGGTTATATTTTCATGGATAACAACTCAAAAGTACTTTAAAGAGATTGTAAGCCATGACATTCGTAAGCAATTACAGTTGGAACAGATGAATCAGGTCGATGATGAAACGTTACCTGCACCTATTATTGAAGATGGAATGACAACAAACCTTGAATTAATTGATGGTGATTTATGGGATTCAACACCTGGAGGTGACACATATGGTTCTTTTATACGAGACATGATGCGAAACTTATAAAAATGGTGATTCATAAATACACTTATGGTATTCAAGTGCCAAAACTCATAATAATTCAAGGAGAAGAAAAAAATGGCAAATCTATTATCTCCAGGCGTAAGTGTAAACGAAGTTAATTTAACTACCGTTGTACCTTCCGTTCTGACAACAGCAGGAGCTTATGCAGGACCATTCGCATGGGGTCCAGCTTCTACAATTATTCCAGTATCCACAGAATCAATCTTAGTAAACACATTTGGTAAGCCTGATAGCAATACATATGCTTCTTTCTTCACCGCAGCTTCTTTCTTGGCATATGGCAATAATTTGCAAGTTGTTCGTGCTGCTAACTCTGCAAGCTACAATGCTACTGCAAATGCTACTGCACAGACTCAAATTGTAAACTA